GTGTTATGTAGTTGTTATTATTATCGTAGATATAATAATTCATTCCGCTTGCTTTAAGCATAATTAATATCCTTCTTAATAATCTTTTTTGTCGGTCGGGCATATCATCAGCGTCAATTACTAACATGTGAACTTCTGTAATATATTTAGATGCATTAGGAATATTAGGCGTCTTAGAAAATATACGATCTTCCATTTCAAATTTAGCAGGATCAGTTTTTCTAAACGCCGGACCCCAATAGTCTACAGGATTGCCCGAATAATTGTGTCCTAGTTTATCGCCGTCTAACTTAATTGATACAGCAATTTTATATGGGTCGTTGCCATATGATCCTAACATGCTTCTTGTTGTAGAGAAGTAATAAAACTTTTGATTCTTAAGTAAATCCATTTCCGCGCTTGTGCCGACTGCTGGTGTTAACACAAATTCATTAGACTTAAGTATTTTAGCCAATGCATGTATGCTAGTTGTGTGGTATAGTATAGAAGACAGTCCTTCTTTTATAAATTCTTTTGCTTTCATTTACCACGGACCGTAGTGTTTAGCTTGGGCGGCATATTTCAATGCATCGGAATACGAATACACTGATGCGTCTGTTGGTTCGTATGCAGCATAAAATTTATGTTTTGGCCAACCCTTCTTTCCATACTTACTAAGACCAACTTCCATTGTTTGCCAATCTTTAACAAGCTGGCCGTCTTCTACCCAGGCGTGAGTATAAGGATGGTGGTCCCAAGGATCATGTACTGTTGCGTGGATTAATACTAAACTAGGATCTGCCATAATCTGCTGGTATGCGTATTTGTAGCATAAGCCCTGCGGATCTGTTACTTCGTTTAACTGAGTATTATAATGATCTATGCTTAAGTAATCGTCTTCCTCATATTCTTCTTCGTATTGGAGCTCTTGGTATAAATCCTCTACCCAGTCCGAATTAACTTCTACATTATATTTCTGTGCATAAGATTGGATATAATCATCTAATGCAAATATTTCTTTTGGTGACAACTCTTCATCGCCGTGCGTTGGTTCAACAATCTTTATACATTTAATATATTTGTGTAATGGCTCTATTGTTCCTACAACTATCTCTTCTTGGAAGTATTCTTCTTTTCCTTTGTCGTTGCCGAACATGCCCTTAGAATGTCTATCGGGGTCCGGACTAACTTTAGATTTTGCTGGGTTCTGATCAACAGGACTCATTTTATGTCTTTGTGCTAGTTTTGCTTGATCTAATTCTAACACAACATATCCGTAGGCTAAATGTTTATTTCTAGTTAATGATATCGCTTGGAATGGCTTCTTCCCGGCAATTGTAACATTACTGTATGGTACTAATTTATCGTTGCCTAATACAAACTTAACTCTGTCTGCAGATGCGAGACCGTGATATAAAGATGCATCTCGACCCTCGTTTATTATCTCATTTATTTTCATGCTTGGGTTACTCTCATTTTATATTGTGCAAACTTTTCTTTGCGATCGTCTATTCCATTCAACTGTGAATTAATAGGTCTAGTTACTTGCTTAACATCATTGAAATCTTTAACTTTAGGTTGAACACGATACTTCCAATACCATACCGCGATCTTTGCCGCTATATTTGGCTTTTCTGCTAGCTCGGGGTTCTTAACTAGATCTAATCCCAATGCTTCGCCTGCTTTTTTATAGTTGTATTTACCGGTAATTTGTATGAGTCCGCGACCCTTGTACTTTGCACCGTCACCTACTTTAGTGTTGCCTAACATCTTTGCTTTCTTTGGATTGTACTTAGGATCGTATTTGCGGAAGTCTAAGCTACCACCGTATTCCACCATACTTCTAAAATTGTTTGATTCGTGTGCTGTTTGTGCTAGTAATGCAGCAAGCTCTATTCCATTAATCCCTGCGTCTTGTGCTACACGTGCAAGCGCCATTTCGTGTGCATTACCCGTGAACTGTTTTTCTTCTTCGGGTTCTATTACTGTGATGTTAGGTGGAGTATCCACTTGCTGTACTATTTCTGCTTTGGTTGCGTTGTCTATAGTTGGGTCTTGCAATGCTTGTTTAACTGCTATGCCGCTGGTTCCTGCCGCGGCTATTGCACCTGCGATGCCAACGTTAGCTATTGTATCTTTCCATCCTTCGTTTAATTCTTTTGTAACTTTCCAGGTCTTTACCATCTTAGGGAGAATAACTCCCCGTGGTGCGCTAAATTTTGCAATGTTTAAAGTATCTTGCCACCACACGCCATCTACATTTAAACTCTCTGCATATATCGGTAATACATAATCCATAACGGCTGTTGGTGTTAACGTCGGATTCTGCGAAAGTTGTTTTAATTTTTCTGTCGGAATAATACCGTTTGTGATAACTTCAACTTCGTTCTCATCTAAATCGAACTCTTCTTGTGCTGCGGATTTTGAATCAAAATCCATATACATCGTATCATTCATTTCGTCATCAAACCACGATACTCTTATAGTTTCTTGAGATTCTAATAAGCCGTTATCTAAAGCCCATTGTTTAATTTGATTTAATTGTCTTTTTGTTAATTTATGAGCGTTAATAAATGTATTGTTTTGCTTAGTTAATGAGAACGTAGTACCAGTTACGTGTCCTCTAGCAATTTCGCGCCATGCATCTGGATCTGTACTTACACTAAGGCCTGCGCCTTCGAAACTATTATCCCTTTTCCATGTTTCATCAAACACACCAACATGATATAATGTCGGAAAGCTTAATGTGGGTAAGTCAACAGACTCTGTTATAAACTCTTGCGCTCGCATTAGTATACGTTAGATATGACTTCCATCTGCCCCGACGCACCCCAGTTATCATCTGTGTAAGTTGGCAATGTTAAGTTTCCGTATGTATAACTTATTGTATAGTTATAACGCTGTAACGTAAGGTTCGCGACATTAGCTGTATCTAATGTAACTGTTCCGATTGCTAGTGTAGCGTTGGCAACAGTTATTCCTGAACTCCAAATAGCCACATTAGAACCTGGATCTGTTACGTTTAACGTAAATGTTCTACTAGTTAAGTTAGCGGCTTTCTGATCGTTGTTTTTAAATTCAACAGTAATTTGATTGTCGATGTCTTTATAAACTTTTAATGTTTTGCTGTACACAACTCTATACCTCGTTTTTATTGTAGGATCGTCATCCAGAACTTGTACCAAAATTTTGTTGTCGTATAAATAACTTTTTATTGTTGATGACATTTAATCTGAGATCCTTTAATTTATACAGTATTTAGCTCAAAATTAAATAAGATCCAAAAATAAACACCGTACCAAACTAATTATAAATAGAAGTATGGAAGATGATTATAAGAAATTGCTAGACCAGAGCCCGTTCCTTTCCTACCTTACATACGGTGGAAACGAATACATAGGAATTATACAAAACAGCGACGATTATATTACAACAATATATGATTATGCAGCATTGCGTACTACAGAACAAAAAGAACAATTTTTAGAGCTTGCAGAACAATGGTGGTGGGAATCAAATAGAATGATCCCTATTAATATTTTCCTCAAAGGCGATTGGGTACAATTTAAAGTTTGCGTTAAGACGTTTGTAAGCAAGGACGTAGACGTGTTGCATGGTCCATATTTAAGTTTAAAGGATATTGCTAAAAAGCGTAGTAAACGTAGAAGTATTACGCTGGTCCGGAGGGTTGATTAGATAGTCCTAGTCCGGTCTGTAGTGCAAAAAACGTTGCTTCTTTGTCGGGCATTGTAAATCCAATTACTCCAAAACTGTTATACTTAACAATTATTTTGTATTCCTGCAGTATCCAATCCTCAAAGGTTACATCCGGGTTAGTCTCCCGATATGCATAATGATCCGATTGCCATTTGCCCATCCTATTAGCGAATTTTTTACGATCTATTCCTGACATTGTTTCAAAGTAAAATGTAACCATTACTCAAATTCGGGTATATTTGGACAATACCAATAGACATCGTCGGCGTTTATATTACCACTGACTGTAAAATTCATCATATACGGATCATCCTGGTAATCACGTTTAAGAGCATCCCATGTAGCTTTCTTATCTGCTGTACGTTGTTTGTTAGTTGTCTTATTCATCACGAAAGAAAATGTGTATACGTTTGCGAATAACTTCTCTCAAACACGTTAATATAATAAAGTCCATAACGTTCTGCTATTTTGTAAGCATCGTCCATGTTATCAACAGGGTGCTGCAATGTTCCTAATGGGTATGCTGTTCCTTCGGTGCCGTTGGTCTCGCTAACATACACGGTACTGCCATAAAAAGAAAAATGCGTAGAGTGGTCACGTTTAAGTGCATCCCACGTTGCTTGCTTTTCTGCTGTACGTTGTTTGTTAGTTACTTTGTTTGTCAATTGTGTACATCCTCCCTGGCCAACTGTATTTGTGTCCTTGTAGGAAAACACCACGGTTAGTTCCATCAGGAGCAAACCACCATTTCCAAACCGTGTGATCTTCTTTAAGTGCTCTCCATACTTTACTTCGTTGTTTGTTACTTACTTTATTCATTTTTAACCAACCAAGTTATTTCACGTTTTTTGCGATCAATAGCAATAATTTTACTTTGTTTTGTTCCTTCACCGGGTATAATAGTATACCATTCGTTAGTTACTTTAACCGCTATTAATGTTTGTTTAAAGGCGTTAGGACCATACCCTACTATTGTCTGTTTTACTCCATTAAGTAAATCCCACATTAATTCTTTATCTGTTATTTCTGACATAATAAATTTATGTGTACAACAACTAGATGTGCGTAGGCACAACTGTGACTAGATTTAAACGCATAAGTCCCGTCTGTTGGTTTGTTCCAAATTGTTTCTGCTACTGTTTTCCAATCCTTTCCAATTAAGTGACGCTTCGCCGGTCTTATAATTGCCATAAACATCATTAGTCGTGGTATGCTATTAATAGGTTCGGGCATCTTCTTCATTGTATTATAATGATTGCCTACGTGTATTAACTGTTCAAAGAATGCAGTATCATTTAACAGCGACCAATCTGGCTCTGCCATTAACTCCACTAAATGCTGTTCGCTTTTGACTTGTTCGTATACACCAACGTTAAGCAAATCTAACTTAGCATAGCCACGAGCTTCTGCTTCCTTGTGATCCAAACTGCATTGTCCTGTGAATGGATCTGTTGGTACGTTAGTTGCATACACGCCTGTATTGTGTTTAACTAATTCCCCGTCGCGCACAATACTCGCAGGTATTACATCCAGCAGCTCTAACAGTTTATCTCTGTCTGCAAAGTCAATGTCGATGTCACTTGTAAACTTTTTATTCATATTTGATTAATACTTGATTATAATACTTTACTAAATCTATTTCGTAATTGTCCGGACCACTAAAATATCGACTACCGCTACACAGGCCAAATTCCAGACTCGTTCTATGCCTTGACCCGCAATCATCTGCAAACGGACACCCGGCACCTTCTTTTACAATTTGTTTCTTTTCCCAAAACTTAAAAATATTCTTTTTTAAATAATGAAATGGAATGTATGTATCAGTGTTAACACACCACGTACAAGACCTATGGTCTTCGTTTGGATCCATTTTTAATATTGCTAATGTTTTCTTTTCGTCATCAGTCATCGTACTTTATCTTTTAATGCCATCCACGTTAATATTTTATCATCATGTACAAACAATTTCCATTTCTTATCTTTGTCACAATAAGCAATACACCAATCCTCACCACCTGCATTGTTTCCATGCAAGCGATACTTTCTCGGGCTGACATGTTTGTGACAATAATTTATTGTACGTTCTATATCACTAACGGGCACACTATATTTAAAACGTTGTTGTTGTGCTGTTATTATAGAAGTTTTATAAATCACAGACCTGCTTTGCTAAGTATTTCTTTTGTCCACTCTACGTCCGCTACATAATCCCTAAAGCGATGTTGCCAATGCTCTGGATCTATCCACGGCATTATAATTCCTAACTGTTCTTCGTTTAAGTTAGCAAGAAAGTCTGTGCCCGAATCGCATTGGAATATAACCCACGGTGACATACGTCCGTGACTTATGTTTTGACATATTTTATTAGCGGAGCCATCTCTAAAGTAATCAGCAAACCTACCGTCTAAGTGTTCATCGGCGTAACGTTGCATTTCTTTTAATGCACGTTCTAATGCATCCTGCGCGTTTTCTTTGCGTACATAGTTATACAAGTAATCCTCGTATATCTTATCTTTAGTCCAATGGTCTAGCTTTTTGTTTTCACGTATAACATATTCGATAAATGCTTTGGGATTAACTGCACGTATCTTAACCATGTGTCTACCAAACTTAACAAATGCTTGATAGTAATTACTTTCAGTAAAGGTTGTGTAAGTTTTAGTTTTAGCAGAACCTTGTGTTAGTTCGTAGAAACGTATGTATGCCTGTAAGCCAAGTTGAACTCCGGTTTCTTTTTCTTGTTGTAAACGCCGCTTTGGCTCACAAATATGTGCCGCAAGTGTTGATTCTCTTCTGTAAGATTTCTTACAATACTTACATTCAAAACTCTGACTTAATTTGCTCGTTGCTGTATCCATGTTGTTTTGCCAAATCTTTAAGAGCTGCTTTTCCATTTAGTACCGCCATCATTTCGATTTCATCTTGTTTCATGTGTGGATATATCTTTGCTAAAAACTTCTCTGCCTTGTTATTGCTGGTACCAGTTTTCTTTTTATCCTTGAGCCAATAGTGATATTGTTTGCCCATACCAGGACTAACTGTTGTACACATCAACCATTGCAACTTAGTATGCTTTTTACCTAGTTCGAAAAAGTTTTTGTTTACACGCTGATTGGTTGCTTTAAGATAGTACTCCTGCATGTCTGCATTACCAGTTACACTAGCACCCCATCTTAACATCAGATAGGTACTGAACTTTTTCTTTTGTTCGTCAGTTAGTTTATCGTAGTAGGCTCTGTCCTTTCGGTCAAAGCCTGCCATTTCATTTTTAATATATAAAGGATCGTTAGCCATGTGCTATTATACTATATATTTCTATATTTGTCTATCTGTTTTTAATCATCTGGATTTGGGTTGATAACCGACTAATCTCAATACCTTGTCTTCGAACTACTCGTTCTAATCTATCGAGCATCGCTTGCTGTCTACGCATAGTGATAAGTTCCGAGTCAAGATTCGAATGTTTCTCGTCGTATTCTTTCATACGTTTTTCGTGGTTAAGTAAGTTAGGACGATTAGGATCGACTACTTTCTTTTTCTTTATCTTCTTTTTTCTGTACATGGGTGATGCCATTACTTTTCTCCGCTGTGATCAATCTTTAGGTTATACATAGTAATTATGTGATCTACAGATTCTGCAATAGACGAATCAGTTTCGGCTAATTTTAGTATATTAAACCACTGATCAACTTTGCGAGCTTCGTCTAATCTATTTTTATTTTGCTTTGATGCTTGCTTTAATCGTTTCTGCTCGAGTTCTAACGTTGATATCTCTTCTAACGTTTTTTCGATTATTTCTTTAATAGATACGCCAGTAGTTTTAGCATTTAGTACATCTTCATCAAATAAATCTTCCCCAGCCCAATTACCATTCCAATTATAACTTGTATCTTTGCCGAGTTTTTTCATTGTGTCGTTAAAACTTTTCATACTTCTTCTTGGTACTTTCTTTTTTGCAACTTTCTTTTTCATAAGTCCACCTTTACTAACTCCACCAGCTATCGGTCTCTTTGTTGTGTCGTCTGACGCTTTACCATC